GGTGGCAGAAGTTAAGTCGGACAAGGACGGATACTTGCTTGTGAGAGTTTTAGATTCAAAGTCGTCTGAAGTACAAGCGCAGATTATCAAGATGGGCTATGCCTGTAAGCCTATGATATTGCCATAAGAAAGGATTGATTAGCATGTTGGAGAAATTTCGCAAGCCGACTCTCGTTGTAGCTATTTTAGGAGCCATTAAATTAGTTTTAGACGTGTCAGGTGTTCCGGTTCTCACGGACGATAATATCAATGCTATTGCCAATGGTATTGCTGCGATCGCTACTATCGTCGGGATTTTGATTAATAGGGATGCAGTTCAGTAGGGAGTATGGTACAATATCAAGTGTGTAGTGGCGGAATAGATGCTTAGGAGGATGCGTCCAAGTAAGCAGACCAATAATGGTCAGTAGACGCTTATGCTTAAGATAGTGAGACTACACGACCTGAAATCGTGCAAAGTAGCTAGGTACTATCATGTAGAGTGCAAATCTCTACCTACGCAACATGGGACATTAGTTCAGTGGTTAGAGCACTCGGCTTAATATCCGAGATGTCCTTGGTTCAAATCCAAGATGTCCTACCAAATAAGAGTACAAATCCCCTGCCGTAATGGTGGGGGTATTTTTTATGCCCAAATATAGGAATTAAAATGGACAAGTATCGAACGATATGGTATACTAAGTATTAAGAATAGACGAAATGAGGTGCAACGTGGGACTAGATCAATTGCCAAATATCACAACCATAAAAGAGCTTTCTGATTTTCTAAAATTAAGCGATCAATCTATTAAGAGGGCAATCTATAGCGGTAAGTTGAAAGCATTTAAAGTAGGTAGGGATTGGAGGATAGAGAAGGATGCAGTTATCGAGTGGACCAGACAAAGGGGGTAGTGATTCATTTCAGCAACAAATATTCAATATGATTCAATCCTTATCAGGCGAAAAGAATCTACTCGCCATACCGAGGGAAATAATCAGATTTACTGGTGATCTTGAATCAGGAGCTTTCCTTGCTCAACTTATCTATTGGACTGACAAGGGAAGCAGAAAAGACGGTTTCATCTACAAAACAATTAAGGAATGGCAAGACGAAGTATTTATTTCCGAATATGCGTTAAGAAAGATTCGGAAGAGACTTGAGGGAATGGGGATACTCGAAACTAAACTCAAGAAAGCGAACGGAAACCCTACTCTTCACTACAAAATAAATCAAAAAGCATTTGTTGACCAGTTTCTTCGTTTTCAAAGAAAGGAACCTTGTATTCCAAATAATCAGGACTGTGTTTCGGAATATTCTTTAACATACACTACCACACAACCTACTAACATAAATTACAATAATAATAATGGTACGAAGTCTGACGACGTTCGTACGATGTCTATTAAGGAACCATATACGGAAGGGACTATATCTGTGGTTAATTACTACTATAGTACCTATCTTAGATATTTCAGAGAAGACCATCCTAACCTGAAGAAAAAGCAAGTTCAAACGGTTATGATGAATATCAGTGATTTTATGAGTGAAAACATGTTGGATGAAGGTAACCTGGAAGCTATGATTGATAGGCATTTCGAGAGAGATCATTTGACTACGGATTACAATATCAATCATTTTGCGACAGAAGGTATTATGGCTAACCTGATATTTGAGGCAGTAATGTAGGTGCATGGTTTAGGATTTGGGCTATTCGAGAGATTAAAAAGAAGAAGGGTGGTAAATAAGGATGATTGAATTAAAAGGAACTTATAACACGGCTAAAGTTTTTACTAACAACGTAGAGGAAACCGCGCAATCCCAAATAATAGAACTTTGCAATCAGGATTTCGTAAAGGATGGAAAAATTCGCATAATGCCCGATACTCACGCCGGATCAGGATGTGTCATTGGATTTACTGCCGACCTTGGGGATAAGGTGATACCTAACATAGTTGGAGTAGATATCGGTTGTGGAATGCTAACCGTAGAACTGGGCAAGGCAAGCGTTGATTTACAGCAATTAGACGAAATTATCCATGATTATGTTCCGTCAGGAAAGAGGACTCACGAAGGAAGAATTATTAAGTTCGATAAGCTCCAGGAACTGCATTGCTATAGGTCACTTAAGGACACCAAAAGGATGGAGCGTAGTATCGGGACATTAGGTGGGGGAAATCATTTCATCGAAGTGAATAAAGATAGCAACGGTAATCTATATCTCGTAATTCATTCAGGCAGCAGAAACTTAGGTAAACAAGTAGCTGACCACTATCAGGGTCTAGCGATTGAGATGTGCAGTGGTAAGGCAGATTTCTTTCTTGAGCAGGATAAATTGATTGTTGATTACAAGCGACAAGGCAGAAAAGGTGAAATCCAAAAAGCCATTAAGGAATTGGCTAAGAAATATAAAGATATTAATCCATCATATCCCAAGGATTTATGCTTTCTTACTGGCGCATCAAGGGACATGTATTTGCACGACATGGTCATCTGTCAAGAGTACGCAAATTTAAACAGGAATACAATGGCGAGCATTATTTTGGATAAACTAGGGTTTGATTTTCATCATTTTGAATCATTCCAAACCATTCACAATTACATCAACTTCAAAGACAATATTATTCGCAAAGGTGCAATTTCTGCTTATAAAGATGAGAAAGTCTTGATCCCTATTAATATGCGTGATGGTAGTATTCTTGCTGTAGGAAAAGGAAACCCGGATTGGAACTACTCTGCCCCTCATGGTGCAGGAAGGCTGATGAGCAGAACCAAGGCAAGGGGTATGGTTAAGCTAGATGAGTTCGAAAAGTCTATGGATGGCATATATACAACATCCGTTGGCATAAATACCTTGGATGAGGCTCCTATAGCCTACAAGCCTATGCAAGAGATTATAGATAATATTGGTGACACTGTGGAGGTTGTTGATATCATTAAGCCAATTTATAATTTTAAAGCTGGAGAATAACCCCAATCACCTCGCCACTAAGGGAATATTAGCTAATTTGGTATTTGATGCGGGGTTGGATTGAGGGGGAGATGGCAAATGATGGATAAATTAATCCTTAAACTAGCTAATAAAATACTTATCAAAAATGGTGGAAGACAATTCGTAGATAATGTTTATTTAGTTAGAATGTCAAAAGAATTTAAGGAATGGACATACACAACAGGGTATGGAATTTTCACATTAGAAAAGTTAATGCCTCAAGGGAAGGAAGAATTAAATAACTAAAAAGCGAAGGAGGAATGTAAAATGTTGTTATTCGAAAATAATTTCCACAATGGCGTTGATTTCAGTAATACAAAAACATCCGCATTGTCCGAGAAAAACATCAGTAAGTGTATTGACCAAGTAATCAAACGGGGCGATGAGGTGAATAATCTTTTTGACGCAACCTATATGATGTTCAGTGATTTTAAATCACAAATTAAAGATGCTATTGAAACTTATCTTCCCAACATTATACCAAATGTGTTTAATCTTATTGAATATTGTAAGGATAATAATACCAGTAGAGACAATCCGATTGACCTTGGATATTCAGATTTATACGCCTGGTATGAAAATATTGAAAGCTTCGATTGTCTCCTTACAAAGGATCAAAATTGCGAGTTCTTAATTTTGACTAAAAAAGCAGAAGAGATTTATGTGTACGAAGTAAAGGATATGTATCGATTCGGAAAAATGAAACCCTCATTAGAGGACTTTGCAAATATTGTTGTTCCATACCTAAGAGACTGTGATAAAAAGTGGGAAGAATTTTTCAATGCGATGCATAACGATAATGATGACTTAGCCATAGGGGAAGATAATTGCCCTATGGATCCAATCGTCGTGATTAGTTACTATAAATTTGAGGTAAATAATGAAACGAAAATTCACAAACACACATTACTAAAAGCAGGTTTTAACTATATTACCGATGTCAAGATATTGAATGCACTTGAAAGCCAAATAAGACAATTCGCGGTATGTTTATTGCAGAGATGAAACAGCCCATGTAGCCGGAACTTTTGGAGTTAAAAGAAATTGGGGGAGAGTAGGATGAAAACAGATTGGTTTGCAATATTTATAATTGTTAGCAGTGTTTTATATTATGGAACTTTCTGTTTCTATAGACAGTGGATGATAAGGAAAGAAGAGATCGAGAAGGAGGAGGAATAAATGATCCATCTAGGCTATAAATGCGAATGTGGTAATATTAGGTTTAGGTATGTTTTTGAGTTGCACTTTGACGCGGCAGATAGAGATAAGGATTTACAACCGTTTAAGGATTTTGATTATGAGTGCATCAAATGCGGAACTATATATAGTCGTTATGGTGAGAAGGAGAAAGAATAATAAATGATAAGACAATCAATTCAATCATTCTGCGTTTATGTAGTTATTGGCATGGGGATAGGATTTGGAGTCCTCGTTATGCTATACCTTTATTGGGCAATATTCGAAAAAGCGGTTAATATACTTGGAGTAAAGAAGGAATTCATTCAATATGTTTGGGATAAGCGCAGGAAGAACTTGAAACCAAAAGAGAAGATGCAATAATAAATAGCAAAACAAATACCCTCCAAATCGGAGGGTATTATCTATTTCAAAGGAATGAATCTGTTGAACATCCCTAAAGTAGTTACCTTCCTCTCGCCATAGTACGTGGTGTAAATAGTTCCAAAGTAAAGATCCTTAGATGTCGTGGCTGAACTTATTAATGGCCTGCCAAAGAAAGAAATTAATCCACTCTCTAAGCCTGGGGAACTGCGCTCTATCACCTTATCCTTTGCCCATGCTACATAATCGCTTCTAGGTGGGTTTGTGGCCGCCATCGCAACTAACACCACAGCTAATATAGCTAATCTTCTCATCATCCATCTCTCCTTTGCTCAAAATTATTATTACCTGAAAAACGAACAATTATGCAAAACGAATCCCTCTAAATCATTGCGAATAGAGGGATTTTTTTATCATGTCTAATCGGTCACTATATCGGTCGTTCTTTATATCAGTCACTGCATCGGTCGCCATAAACGACTGATGTACAAGCTAAAATACGCTAAATACCTATGATTTTTCTAGGAAAAAGAGGGTTAAGGGGGGAATGATTAAGGATTCCAAAGGACAAGCAAGGGGGATTTACTTTAAGTACCTCACAGGGTCAACAGCAACCCCCTCCTCCCTGACCTCAAAGTGTAGGTGTGGGCCTGTTGATCTACCCGTACTTCCACAATTACCAATCCTAGAACCTGCGATTACAGGATAGCCAACTTTCACAGATAACCCACTTAAGTGACCATATAAAGT